CTCCGCACTGAAGAGACGGAAGCCGCCGCCCGCGCCAACCAGCGCCAAGTAGAAGCCCAATTCGGCGACACCATCGGTGTCAATGGCCGCGCTAACCGTCTGGCTGAGATTGAATCTGATCTGGACAGCTTCCGGATCGCCGCCATGCGGGCCGGTGAGCCTATCGATGAAATCAACATCGCCATCGACAAGATGCGTGGTGAGAAGATCGCGGCGATGGAGCGTGGGTTCAATGACATGGGCCGCGCCGCCAACGACGCCGTTTCGTCCGTCGCCGATCTCCAGAATAAATTGAACGGCATTCTGGGTCTCGGAGACAACGGAGCGGCCTCGGCGCTCAATGACTTCGCCAAGGCTCAACGAGACATTCGGGACCGGCGCAATCAGGCTCAGGACGACCGCCTGTCTGCGCTCCGGACCGGAGCTGATCCGGCGACTGTCGAGGCGAACTATCTAACAGTAATCGAGTCCCTGAACAGGGAAGAGCGCTTGAACGTCCAGATCAAGGACGCCAGGATCGCCCAACTGGATCGCGAAAGCAAAACCCTAAGCGGGCTCGTCTCCAATTATAATGAATATGTGTCCCAGGCCGGGGACGCCGAGCGGGCTCGGACGCGTCTATCGCTGCCTGGAATGGGGAGTGACCGCGCCGCCGCTGAGGCGATCCGTCGTACGCCTTATATCTTGAAGGAATATATCCCGGACGCTGATCCCGCCATCATCCAGGAAATGCCGGATCTCCTGGAGAAGTACGGAAAGACCGCCGACGACACCATCACCCCGTGGTACGAGAAAGTAAAGGCGATCAACGAGGCTATCAAGGCTGCTCGGTCAGGGGCCCAGGCTGATTTCTCGCTCGGCCGTCGTGACTCTCCGAATCTGTCGGCCGATGAAATCGGTCAAGCGGCCACCCGTGGCGCGAACACCGCCGCCACAGATCGGGTCGTCGCCCGTCAAAAGGAACTGGCCAAGCAGGTTCAGGACGTCTGGAAGCAAGGTGCCGAAAACGTCGCCGGTCTATTCGCCGATGTGTTCAGGTTCGACGAGGAACTAAACTCCCTGAAGGAGTTCGGTCGCGCGTTCGCGCGTCTGATCCAGGACATGGTTGTCGAGTTGATCCGTCTCGCGATCATCAAGGCGGCCACCAAGGCCTTTGGGTTCTCGAAGGGCGGCGTGCCCTCCAAGCATTCCGCCGTGAATGCTCACGCTCATGGTGGGGCATATGACAATCTTGGCATGGCGGCCAATGACAATCTGCGGCCTCTCCGGGCCTACGCCAACGGCGTTGTTCGCAACCCGACGTACTTCGCCATGGGCGGCGGTCAGACCGGCCTGATGGGAGAGGCTGGAGCCGAGGGCATCTTCCCCCTGGCCCGCACTCGCTCAGGCGACCTTGGCGTGAAAGCGGTCGGCGGCACCAAGACCGGCGGCGGGCTGACCGTGAACAATTACTTCAACACCACTATCGAAGGCACCGGGGAAGGCAACGCCGAGGATATGGCTCTGGGTGCTAAGAAGGCCCGCGAGACCATCGAGAGCATCGCGGCTGACACTTATTATCGCCTAGGTGAGCACGAGTCCCGGAAGGCCGTTTCCGTATGAGCACGCTAGACATCTCCACCCTGACTCCGTCGTCCACTCCGTCCTATGACGGAACCGGCTACACCCTCACTCCCGGAGCCAAGAGGGTCAAGTACGGCGGGGACTATGAGACTCGGGTTCGCCGCAGCCTCAACAAATCTAACCGGGATCAGATTCTTTCCTGGGATTCCCTTCCTCAGGCCGAGGCGCAGGCGCTGGAAGACTGGCTGGAAAATACTTACGGGGTGACCAAGTTTAACATAACAGGGTTGACTGGGTTTGATACGAACGTGTATTATGTCTATGTGACGCTCAGCCGTAACGCCAAGAAGCCCGGCTATGATACGGTGAGCGTGAAGCTGGAGCGGGTCTTTGCCTGACATCGATCTCTACGTCCGGGGCGCGGAGCTTGGGGCCGAAGTAGAACTCTACGAGATCGACTACTCGATGATCGAAGGCGGTTCGATCCTGTATCTGACCCCCTCCGTTCTGGAGGGCCAGACCAGTCTCGGATTCGGTGGCGTCACCTTTACCTGTCATCCTCTCAAGCTGGAGGGCGTCCAGTGGGACGGTCAAAACGCTCCCAGTACTCCGACCTTCACTATCGCCAATCTCAATTCCCTGGCCACGTCCCTGGTCGACACTTATGACGACATGATAGGGGCCAAGGTAACGCGTTACCGTACCTACGAGCGATATCTTGATTTTGTCACTGGCGTCACCGACCCGATGAAAGACATGATCGGGGCGGAACCGGATTTCGAACAACGATTTCCCGACGAAGTGTACTACTTCGAACAGGTCAAGGCTTTGATCCCTGGCGAGGCCGTGGTATTCGTCCTGTCGACCCTGTCAAACGTCAAAAACAAGAAGATTCCAGGCCGGAACGTCATCAAGCGCGTCTGCACCCGGCCGTACCGTAGGCCTGATCCGGCGAATCCGGGTTCTTTCATTTATTCTCCTCGTACGTTTAAATGCCCCTACGTCGGATCGAATTATTTTGATCGGCTGGGAAACCCGACGACGGCGGATAAGGACGTCTGTGGCCGCCATGAAACCGACTGCAAGCTAAGGTTCACTGATGGCCCACTTCCAGGCTATTTCTTCCCTTCCGTCGCCGCTGCTCGCGCCTGACCTCGTTCCCAAGCTTCGCGAACTTGCGATAGGGGAATATCCCAGAGAATTCGGGGCCCTGATCCTCAAGGATGGCGAAGTTGTGCCCATGACCAACCTAGTCAGCGGAGGCCCTGCCAGCCGAGAATTCAAGATCGACCCGATGGTGTGGCTGGCGTTCGAAAAGAGAGTCCTGGCCGTGGTGCACTCGCACCCGGACGGGCCACCCCACCCCTCGGCCGAGGACATGGCGTTCGGCATGGCTCACGGCGTGATCATGGGCTTGATGGTCACAGGCGAGGGATGGGCTAGCGATCCGTTTTGGTGGGGGGACGATGTCCCCGTTCCGCCGCTTGTCGGCCGCCATTTCCGACATGGTCCGTCCGGATCGGACGGCAAGGGTGATTGTTATGCTCTCATCAAGGACTTCTATTCCGTCCATCGTGATGTTAAACTGAAGGAGTTTCCCCGGGATTGGGAGTGGTGGGTAGCCGACCAGAATCTCTATGTCGAAGGGTTCTCTCAAACCGGGTTCCGTGCGATCCCGATGTCCGAGGCCCGGCCTGGAGACGTCTTCCTGGCGGCGATTCGGTCCCCTGTTCCAAACCATGGGGGAATTCTATGGGACGGCGGGTCGATCCTTCATCATATGACGGACCGTCTCAGCGCCCGGACTGCTCATGGGACCTGGAACAGGTTCATCACGCATTGGTTGAGATATGAAGACGATCTACCTCCATGGGACCCTCGCGGATAAGTTCGGAGAATCGTTCTGTCTCGATGTGAAGAGCCCAGCTGAGGCCTTCCGAGCCTTGTGTTCTCAGTGCCCGGGCTTCATGCAGGAGACGGCCAACACCGAGATAATGGTTTTGAAGGGAAAGCCTGGAGTCGGCGTCCACCTGGAGCCCAAGACGCTGCATATTGGCTTCGGCAAGGTTGATGAACTCCATATTCTTCCGGCCGTGAGTCTCGGGAAGAAGGCCGGAACGGGCAAGTTCCTGGTCGGCATCTTCATGATCGCCGCATCTTTCGCTATTCCAGCCATCGCCCTGGGCGGCGGCCTTTCGGCCATGGCCGGGTCTCAGTTGACGGTGGCTCTCGGATCTCTCGGATCGTTTGGCATTCACTTCTCCACCATCGCCATGTTCGGTCTAGCGTTCGCGGCGGGCGGCTTGTCTCAGATGCTGGCCCCTACCCCCAAGACGGCTGAGTCGGGCGACCAAAACAAATCTTATTTGATGAACGGGGCACCTCAGCTTTACGAACAAGGGAATCCCGTTCCTTTGGCATATGGCCTTAACGTCATGTGTGGTACTGTGGTCATCGCATCAGCCATGATCACCTACGACATGAGTGGTGTGGTAGCCGGGTACCAAATTGACAAAGGGGTCTCCAGTCCTGTTTCTGGTGGAGTCGTAGGGACGCCTGTTAATTCCGACAACGACGGAGTTCAATACGACACTTTGCAGAAGTATTTCTACGCCAAAGGCCAACAGGGCGATCCATATGCTCAAATGCTTGCCGCCATCCTCTGACGCCCTGGAGCTTCGCAAGCCTCAGCCCGCGCCGGATGACGTCCTGACCCTCCTCGGGGGTAAGGGAGGCGGCAGCGGCGGCATGACGGAGGAACCCAACACTCTCCGGGCCAACACCAAGGCTCGGGTGCTCGATCTGCTGTCTGAAGGTGAAATCGGCGGCCTCGTGGACGGGGCCAAGTCGATCTTCCTGAATGACACTCCACTTCAGAATGATGACGGTTCTTGGAACTTCACGGGGGTGACGTTCCTGGAGCGGTTTGGCCTTCCGGACCAGGAACCGATTCCCGGATTTGAATTCGCTGCCGCCGAAATCCCGGTCGGCGTCGAGATGAAGTACGCTCAGACCATCACCCGCACCATCAACGGTGCGGACGTCGACTCCATCGTCGCCAAAATCGGCGTCTCTAGCCTCCAGTACGTCGATCAGAAACATTCCAAGGTTACTGGGACCTCGGTGAGCTTCCTGATCCAACTGGTGGACTCTTCTAGCATGGTGGTGTATTCGCAGGTCTATGCGATCACCGGCAAGACTTCGTCCGAATACCAGCGCGGCTATTACATCAAACTACCTGGAGACGATGTCTATCTTCTGAAGGTGACCCGCCAAACGGTGGACGCCGCTACCCAGGATTTGTCGAACGGCACGGTGTTCGCCGGGTATACTGAGATCAACGAAGACAAATTTGCTTATCCGGACTCGGCTCTGATTGGCATCGAGATCGATGCTCAGCAGTTCGGGTCGGGAACCCCCAATCGTGGATACCTGATCCGGGGCCTTCTGATCCAAGTCCCCACGAATTATGACCCTATCGCCCACACTTATAGCGGCGTGTGGGACGGCACGTTCAAGCGGGCAGCGACGAACGACCCCGCCTGGATCTTGTACGACTTGCTGACGAACGACAGGTATGGTCTTGGCGAGACCATTCCGGAGGATTCGGTCGATAAGTGGGCCTTGTACGAGAT